AAACAGCTAATATGCAGATCACCAAGGAATTCTTGGAGACTGAGATTCGTGATCTTGAGACTGAAGCGCAGAAAGCCCAAACCTTTTTGATTCAGTCTCAAGCCACAATCCAAGCGTACAAGATGCTGATCAACAGGCTAGACGCACCAGAACCGGAAACGGAGCAATCATCATGATGCAAACAGACGTAAAGTCCGCGCATATAGAGGCTACAGCCACTGCGGTGCCCTATCGCACCCGCATACGAGGATATCAATTTTTGACCGGTGGTACTGCTGGCGACATTACTTTCCGTGATGGGGGTTCGGGTGGCCCTATTCTTATAGAATTTAATATTGCTACTACACCAACAAATCCACTATCGTTTACGATACCCGGCGAAGGCGTTTTGTTTAGTACAGATGTTCACATAACACTTCCAGCTAACGCCAAAATTACGGTGTTCTATGGCTAAGAAAACCCCCTCTCTTGCTATTGGTCGTGGTGAAAAGCTGCCAGTTAAGCAGGGGGCGGGGCTTACCGCCAAAGGTCGCGCTAAATACAACGCCGCAACTGGATCGAACCTAAAGGCTCCACAGCCCGAGGGTGGCCCACGTAAGAAGTCATTCTGCGCCCGTATGAGCGGAATGCCCGGTCCGATGAAGGACGAGAAGGGTCAACCGACACGCAAAGCGGCGTCGCTAAAGAGATGGAAGTGCTAAATGGTCGATGAGATTACAACAGCCCGCGAGTTAGCCACACACGCAAGTGATATTAAGCACTTACAAGACGACATGGACGCAATGCGGGCCGACGTTGCTGCTATACGTTTGTCTTTAGACGAGATTAAAAAAACCCTTGCTTCCGCTGAAGGCGGCTGGAAAGTGCTGATTGTAGTAGGCAGTCTTGCAAGCGGTGCGATTGGTGCTATTACCGGATATTTTTCAAGTAAAGGATTTTAATCATGATTAGAAAACCCGCAGCCCCACGTCCAGCACCACCAAGGCCGGCAGCGCCACGGCAAACATTTGGCGATAGGATGGCTGCAAAAATGGCTGCGCAACAAAGCCAAACTCCTCCGCCTCCTATGGTGCAAGCTGCTGCGCAACAGGCAATCGCGCAATCGCGGCAAGCTGCGGAAAGAATGGCTCCCGGTACGGGTGGTCGAGGTACGCTACAGCAGTATGAAGCAATGAAGCAACAACAGGCTGGCTCAAATATTCCGGCTTTTGCCCAACAAGCCGCTCAAGGCGCATTAGGAAGAGCCCCCGCTGGGGTACCGCAGTACGGCCCACAAACACAAATGCCTCCAGCAGGCATGGGCCCTATGGGTCCAACAGGTCCCGGCACACAAATGAGCCGCCCAGCACCGCAAGCAATGGCAAATGCCGTCCGAGCAAGTAATGCAGGAATGCCTTTGCCCCCGGCAGCGTCGGGATTAAACATGAGTGGCGTAGGTATGTTTAAAAAAGGTGGTTCGGTCAAGACTACGCGGTTTGCAGAAGGCGGCGGGGTAAAAGAGAAGCAAGAGCCACCAATTCCTAAAGCTACGCAAGAATCGATGAAGCGCCAAGCCGCACAGGCAAAAACAGATCGTAAGCAAGCTGAAGAGCAAAAGGCTGGCGAGAAAGAAGTAAAAGATAACATGGGCCGGATTGGCTTTAAAAAGGGCGGTTCGGTGTCCTCGGCTTCCAAGCGCGCAGATGGTTGCGCAATTCGTGGTAAGACGAGGGCATAATGCCTGCTAAGTCAGCAAAGCAAGAACGGTTCATGCAAGCCGTGGCCCACAACCCAAAATTTGCAAAGAAGGTGGGTGTCCCCACTAGCGTAGGTAAAGAGTTCACTAAATCGGAGGGTGGTATGGCTGAATCCAAAAAGATGGTTGGTAAAGAAGTAGCGTTCATGAAGAAAAAGGGCGCGCCTAAATCCATGATTAAACATGAAGAAGGCGAAATGAAAGAAATGAAATTCAAAAAAGGCGGCGTAATTGCTTCCAAGATGGGTTCTGTACGTACCGCAGCCCCGAGCAAAGATGGTATTGCTTCCAAGGGTAAGACCAAAGGCAAGCAAATTGTTATGAAGAAAAGCGGCGGCATGTGCTGAGATGAGAGCCTCTCGCGGTATGGGTGACATTAACCCTTCCAAGATGCCGACGGGTAAGAAAACAGCCCGTCGGGACGACACTGACTTTACGCAGTACGCGGAAGGTGGCAAGGTTAATGCCGCTGGTAACTACACTAAGCCTAGTCTTCGCAAGAAGATTGTGTCACAGGTGAAGTCCGCAGCAACGCATGGCACAGGTGCGGGTCAGTGGTCAGCCCGTAAAGCGCAACTCGTTGCTAAGAAGTATAAAGCGGCGGGTGGGGGTTACCGAGATTGAAAGCCCCACAGCAAAGCCTGAAGTCATGGGGTGACCAGAAATGGCGGACAAAGAGCGGCAAGCCGTCGTCAAAGACAGGCGAACGATACCTGCCAGAAGCGGCTATCAAGTCACTCACCCCGTCAGAATATGCCGCCACAACGAAGGCCAAGCGGGCAGGGAAAGCAGCAGGAAAGCAGTTTGTAGCACAGCCTAAAGGCATTGCGAAGAAAACAGCAGGGTTTAGATAATGGCATATTCAACAGCTACGACTGCGTTTAACCCGACCCTCAACGATATATTCGAAGAGGCGTTTGAGCGTTGCGGACAGGAATTGCGTACGGGTTACGACTTCCGTACGGCGCGTCGTAGCTTGAATTTCTTGCTAGGTGAGTGGGCTAACCGAGGTATTAACCTGTGGACGATTGAGCAGGGTTCTATCAACATGGTACAAGGAGTAACAACCTATGATCTACCTAGCGATACCGTGGATTTGGTGGAGCACGTTATTCGTACTGATTCCGGACAAGGTGCTAACCAAACTGACCTCAACATCACTCGAATCAGTGTATCTACCTACTCAACGATCCCGAACAAATTAGCGCAAGGCCGTCCGATTCAGGTGTGGATTAACCGCCAGAGTGGGCAGAAAGTAGGCTCTGAAGCCGCAGTGGCTAAAAGTCCGCAGATTAATGTATGGCCTGCACCAGATCAAGGTACCTCATTGCAGCCGTACTATATTTTTTACTACTGGCGCATGAAGCGTATTAACGACGCCGGTAATGGTATTAATGTGATTGATATTCCATTCCGTTTCCAGAATTGTTTGGTAACGGGGCTTTCTTACATGTTGGCGCTGAAACTACCTAATGCTGATCCTACGCGCATCCAAGGGCTTAAAGTAATGTACGACGAGGCATGGGAGTTGGCCGCAGGTGAAGACCGCGAGAAGGCTGCGGATCGTTTAGTACCACGTCAGATGTTTATTACGTAATCATGGGCAATAGGTTCTCGTCAGGCAAGAATGCAATCGCCGAGTGTGATCGGTGCGGGTTTCGTTACAAGCTGAAAGAACTAAAGAAGCTGACGATTAAGACTAAGCAGGTTAGTATTATCGTATGCCCAACGTGCTGGGAACCAGACCAGCCGCAGTTGCAGTTAGGTATGTATCCGGTAGATGATCCACAAGCAGTACGTGAGCCAAGACGGGATAATAGCTACCGGCAAGCGGGCTACACGGGTTTGCAGCTTACAACGAATACTGATTTTGGTGATCCTAGTGGTGGTAGTCGGATATTTCAGTGGGGTTGGGCACCCGTTGGTGGAGCAAGTAGTTTTGACGCCGCCCTAACGCCAAATTATTTAGTAGCAACAACAAGTGTTGGTACAGTAACGGTATCCTAGAGGAGCTTAAAATGGACGCAAAAAAAGCAGTTCACAAGCATGAAGCAGCAATGCACCCCGGCAAGCCTATGACTAAGATGGCTAAAGGCGGTAAGACTAATCTTCAGATGAAACAGTTAGGTCGTGGTTTGGCTAAAGTTGCTAACCAGAAGAAGTCTTCCTTTACGTACAAAAAAGGCGGCTAGTATGGCTAAGTTTTCACAAAAGCTTAAAGGCAAAGAAGTAGGCCAAGCCGCTGTGTATGCTAAGCCCCATTCAATGAGCGGAGGTCCTATGAAGATGAAGAAACCTACTGACCCAAACATGTTAAATGCGCGTCAGCTTGGCCCCCGTGCGAGTGTTCAGCGTGTAAGCGCGGGCGATCCGGGGCGTGATGATGTCAAGACAACTGGCATCAAAACCCGTGGTAATGGCTGTGCTACTAAAGGCACGATTGCTCGTGGACCAATGGCATAACCATGAATTACACTGAACTTGTTGCGTCAATTCAGTCATACACCGAGAACGAGTTCCCGGATATAGCGCTGTCTGGCGGCGGTACCGAAACAACTACTGAACAAATCAATCGGTTTATTCAGCAGGCGGAGCAACGCATTTACAACTCGGTTCAGTTTCCGTCCATTCGTAAGAACATGACGGGTAATTTACAGTCGGGTAATAAGTATCTAAAAGCGCCTGATGATTTTCTGGCTGTGTACTCGCTGGCAATTATTGAGAATTACGGATTGGCTACGGAAACATACACTTTCTTGTTGAACAAGGACGTTAACTTTATCCGTGAGTCTTACCCTACTCCTGCTGATACAGGGTTACCTGCGTACTATGCGTTATTTGGTCCAGCTATTGTGGGAAGTGCGATTACTAATGAGTTGACGTTTATTCTTGGCCCAACGCCAAATAGTGCATACACAGCAGAGCTACATTTCTATTACTACCCTGAGTCAATCACAACTGCTAACACGTCATGGTTGGGTGACAACTTTGATTCTGTACTGTTATACGGATCGTTGGTTGAAGCCTATACGTTTATGAAGGGCGAGACTGACTTACTTGCGTTGTATGACGGTAAGTACAAAGAGGCTTTGGCACTGGCTAAACGTCTGGGGGATGGTATGGAGCGTCAAGACGCTTATCGTTCAGGTCAGTACAGACAGGCGGTGACTTGATATGGCGATTAATCAAACTCAAACTACTAGCTTTAAGAAGCAACTGTACGAAGCGGTACATAACCTTCTTACTGATGATCTTTACATGGCGCTGTATGTTGCGACCGCAGATCTTAATCAGGATACTTTGATTTACACAACAAGTGGCGAAGTTACTGGCGGCGGCTATACTGCCGGTGGGGTTTTGTTAACCGGCGTGACAATTAACTCATCTGGTTATACGGCGTATGTCAGTTTTAATGCGGTTGACTTCAATGCTTCTGTTACAGCGCGTGGCGCGTTAATCTACAATGCGTCGCAAGGTAACAAATCAATTGCGGTATTGGATTTTGGATCTGATAAAACGTCTACTGATTTTACGGTTACGCCGCCTACCAACACAGCTACATCTGCCATTATCAGGAGTTCAAATTGATTACGACGACTAAAGGTGAAATGGACGAATCCTTGCTGGAGAAGCGCGAGGGTAATGTCGATAACGATAATGAATACACTACGTGGGTAGAGTATTGGTTAGATGGCGAACTGGTACATCGTTCTGCCCATGTTCAACTAAAAAAAGCGGTGGGGCTAAAAGTCGAAGCCGCATCTTTCGGTTAATTTTTAAAGGAGCCTCAAATGGCTAATACACAAAGCATGTGCACTTCGTTTATGCAACAGCTTATGGTTGGTGAGCATCAGCTTGGCACCGCAACGCTTGTTTCGCGCACCAGTTTGACTGCACCAACTACAGATACACTTAAAGCTGCTTTGTACTTGGCATCAGCAACAATGAATGCCGCCTCCACTGTGTACACGGTAACAGGTGAAGTGTCAGGCACTGGCTATGTCGCTGGCGGAGTAACGGTAACTAATGCAACAGCGCCAAACTCTACTAACGCATCGGCAACAGCGGGTGTTGCGTTTTTTACGCCTTCCGCTAGTATTACGTACACGACAGTAACTTTAGCTACTGCGTTTGATGCGGTGTTGTTGTATAACTCAACACAAAGTGATAAAGCAATTAGCGTTCATACGTTTGGTTCGCAAACTATTACTGCGGGTACGTTTACATTGACAATGCCGTCGAATACAACGACAACTGCGCTGATCCGTCTGGCTACCACCTAATAGGAATAGCGGGGTAACTCGCTGGAGCAGCTATGTCTTTTGGAATATTTGCATTTTCTGAAGCTGCTTTTGCTGCGTTACCCGCGCCCGCAAATGTGGAGGTTGCCCTTACGGGGGTAACAGCCAGCGGGGCTGTAGGATCAGTTACAGAAACAAGTACAAAAGCACTTACTGGGGTTGCAGCAGTAGGGGCGGTAGGCAATGTTACAGAAACAAGTACAGTAGCCCTTAGTGGTGTTGCAGCATCAGGCGCAGTAGGTACGGTAACTTACGCGCAGATTATAACATTAGCAATTACTGGCGTTGAGGCAATAGGTTCGGTAGGCACTGTTACCTCAAATATTGTTGTTACTTTAACGGGTGTTGAAGCAGTAGGGGCGGTAGACTCCGTACTATTTGTTAAAACGGAGGCGCTTACTGGCGTTGAAGCCTCGGGCGAAGTTGGTACAGTATTAGTAGATGAACGGGCTATTGGACTAAATGGGGCGCAAGGCTTTGGTGAAGTTGGATCAATTGGAATTCTTGGGATTGAAGCCGGGCTGCAAGGCGTTGTAGCTACAGGCGAAGTAGGCACTGTAGCTCTTGCTGATCGTGAGATTGCGCTGACCGGCGTAGAGGCTGCGGGCGCAGTAGGTGATGTTACTGAAGAAAACAACCCAACTGAAGATGGCGTTGTAGCGACAGGTGCGGTAGGATCAGTAGGGTCTAGCCGCACGGTGGCCATAACAGGGGTACAGGCTAGAGGGCAAGTTGGCACGGTAGATAAATTCTATTGGTCTATCATAGATGATAGTCAAACACCAAATTGGGGCCTAGTAGATGCGGAGCAGACTCCAGATTGGCAAGATGTTGAAATGACTGTGTAAGGATAAATTATGGCCGTAACAAATTTTACTCCCCTGCTTGGCCTTGCCTTGCCAACAACCGGCGATTTGTCTGGTACGTGGGGCACGACGGTCAACACCGCAATTACTGACTTGCTTGATGATGCTGTAGCAGGTACGGTCACACTTTCGGCAGACGCAGATGTCACGTTAACGACAACAAATGGCGCAGACAATCAAGCGCGTAATGCGATAATTTTATGGACTGCCAGTAACGGCGCTACAACCCGAAACATTACCGCCCCGGCACAGAGCAAAGCCTATGTGGTTATCAATGCAGGTACGGGTTCTATTGTGGTTCGTGGCTCTGGTCCAACGACAGGCGTAACAATTCCCTCTGGCACTCGCGCATTAGTAGCGTGGAACGGTTCTGACTTTGTGAAGATTGTTAGTAACCCGGTGGTGTTGACAACGGATGTGTCTGGGATTCTTCCAGTGGCAAACGGAGGTACAGCTACTGCTACTCCCGCGCTGGTAGCGGGGGCAAATGTCACTATTACTGGTACATGGCCTAACCAGACCATTGCTGCCGCAGCGCAAAGCGCAACATTCAGTGAACTGATTACGGTCACAGGCGGCTCTACAACTGCTGGCGGCATCGCGTTGGCAGAGGATACGGATAACGGGGTAAATACGGCTACCGTCAAAGCGCCAGCGGCTATTACGTCTAGCTACACCATGACGCTTCCCCAAACCGATGGGGTTACGCTTGGGTATTTAAACATCCCGCAATCAGGCGCGGCGAAGACCACAAGCTATACATTAGCTGTAACAGATGTAGGTAAGGTCATCGAGGTAGGGGCAAGCGGGGCGATTGAAGTTCCTGACGCGACCTTTGCTATAGGGGATGCCATCATCATTTTCAACAATACTAGCGGGTCTATCACGATGACCATGACGATCACAAACGCCTATATTGCTGGTACGGATACAGATAAGGCTACAATTGATGTGGCAACGCGTGGTGTGGCTAATATCTTGTTTGTTACAGGTACGACCTGCGTAGTTACTGGAAACGTGAGCTAAACAATGGCATTAGTCCTCAAAGACCGAGTTAAGACCACGACCACGACAACTGGTACGGGTACAGTTACGCTTGGCTCCGCAGCGGCTGGTTATCAGGGCTTCTCTGTCATTGGTGACGGTCAGCAGACTTACTATGTGATCTCTGACGGAACTAACTGGGAAACCGGAACTGGGACGTACACGGCTTCTGGCACTACTCTCTCACGCACACAAGTCTTTGAGTCTAGCAATGGCGACGCCCTAGTAGACTTCCCTGCTGGCGTTAAGGATGTGCTTGTAGGTTATCCATCAACGGCTACAGCAGGTGGTGTGCCTAACTGTGATAACAGCAGCATAGGTACTGATCTATCTGGCTGGTCTGCGTTTCAGGCTGCGCTACAGAGTGGTGTAACAGGCGGTACGCTGTTTGGGAATAATAATACTAATGGAATTGTTAGTACGTATAGCTTAGTTTCTACGGCTGCTGCTGCTTACGCTGGTGGCGTTCTTGCACCTAACGGGGATATTCATTTTGTTATTAGAAATTTAAGAAGGGGTCAAAAAATAAACACTTTAACTGGTGTTGTTTCTACCTATTCATTGGTTTATACAGCATCTAGTTATTATGGTGGTGTTTTAGCTGCTAACGGAGATATACATTTTGTGCCTTCTGGTGCGGCAGTAGGGCAAAAAATAAACGCTTCAGGCGTTGTTTCTACATATTCTTTAGTGTACACGCTAAATACAGCATATGCAGGCGGTGTACTTGCCCCTAATGGGGATATTCACTTTGTTCCTTATTCTGCTACCGTAGGTCAAAAAGTATCTGCGTCTGGTGTAGTTTCTACTTATTCGTTAATTATTTCTGCTGGCGGCGATAACTATATAGGTGGTGTATTAGCCTCAAATGGAGATATTTATTTTGTGCCTTCTGGCGCTGCTAGAGGGCAAAAAGTATCAGCAGCAGGAGTTGTTTCTACGTATTCGTTAGTTTATACAGTTAGTAATGCTTATCAAGGTGGTGTATTAGCTCCTAACGGAGACATACATTTTGTTCCTGCTGGAGCAAATAGAGGGCAAAAAATATCTGCATCTGGTGTTGTATCCACTTATTCTCTTGTTTACACTGGAGACGGTTTTAATGGTGGCGTACTTGCCCCAAATGGCGATATACATTTTGTACCAGAGTACGCAGTAAGAGGACAGAAAATATCGGTTGCTGGTGTTGTTTCTACCTATTCGTTAGCCTATACAACAAGTCTTGCTTATGGTGGCGGCGTATTAACTCCTAATGGTGATATTTATTTTATTCCAGCAAGTGCAACAGTAGGCCAAAAAATCTCCACGAATCCCGGTCAGCCATTAGGTCTCGGCGTATGTCTGAGTTCATTCCTTAATAAATTCTAATTATGACATTCGTTATCCG